TTGCAAGTTTTATGCGGATGGTGCTTATTCCGTTGAAACTGAAAAATGGAATCATCATGTCAATCCTGAATTTATTGAGGACATTCGCCAGTACATTGAATCACTGCAACTCAAGCTGATGTACCTTCAAACTCAACAAGCACACAAGGCTGTATGCAAAAGCGAATCCTACGACATGATTGATCGCTTTCTACGCAATAACCTGTATGACGATGACTATGATTCATACTCAGAGGCTTTACACGAAGTTGCCACCACCCCACCCGCAGCGCAGCCAGAACAGCGCAAGCCGCTGACGGATGAGCAGATAAAGACGGCACTGCGTCTGAAGTCGTGCGAAGGCTATCGTTCTCTTGTGCGTCGAATCGAAGCCGCCCACGGCATTAAGGAGGGGGCATGACTGATCTGAGACAAGTGGCAATGCAGGCGTTGGAGGCGTTGGAAAATGAGCCCAGGTACACGCACATCGTAGAAGCCATTGCCGCCCTACGCGCCGCGCTGAAGCAGCCAGAGCAGGAGCCGGATCGCCGAGTCTTACAAGCCGCAGACACCCACCCCGCGCCGTGTGCCCGGCACTGCGAAGCCAAAGCATTCGAGATTGAGATTCGCAGTTTGAACTCAAGGCTAAAGCAGCAGCCAGAGCAGGAGCCGGTGGCTCAACAATACGCAAAACTGGCGCAACACTGCACGATGCTTGAACAAAAGCTTGCACAGTTAGAGCAGCGCAAGCCGCTGACCGCAAGCGAAATCCTGAACATGATGCCGAGCAGCATCCCTGCCGAACACGATGGCGCATTGATGGAGTTTGCCCGTGCCGTCGAAGCCGCAACACAGCCACAGCCAGAGCCGAGGCCGGTAGGCTGCGAATGCCATCGCTGTATCAAGGAGCACGACCTGCGCATGCCGGGAAGACAATACCCTTTGAATGCGACAAAAATGATCCTGTGCCCAATGTGCGGCAACAAACGATGCCCCAAGGCCAGCGACCATCGCCTAGATTGCACCGACAGTAACGAGTCGGGCCAGCCGGGGAGCGTCTACACAAACCCACCCCCAAAACCATGAACGTCTGGCCCTTCCCCACCCAACTGCCACCAGCGCAACCGGCCAAACCCATCCCGGTGAACCCGGCAAACTACGAGGACGCACCGTGGTAGATCAACACGACATGATCGCAGAGAGCGAGGAGTTTGAGCGCATCGAGCGGGAGCAAAAATACCGGATTGACAGCACCCGCGCAGCGGCGGTGGCAATCGATTATTACTGGCTGCCCATTGATGAGAACACGCCGACCAGCGTCAAGGTCTTGTTGCTGGGACGGTCAGGCGTGGCCACGCTTGGGCATTACGAGCGCCGGCCAGGCGAGACACAGTTCTGGACGCATTGGGCGCCGTTGCCCAAGAAACGACCATGACCCCAAACATCAAAGTCATTCTGGAGCAGTGCATTGAAACCGGCATTGCAAGGGGCATCCGCCGGGCACATAAGCATACGGACAATCCAGGCATTGATGTGTTGACGCATGAAATCGACAAATTGATCTGGGAGGAAATTCACACCTACTTTGATTTTCCGCCCTGTAACGATGCTGTCACTTAAAATGTATAGCATTGCGCAACTCTGAGGGTCAAATATGGACGCATCTCTGCTGGATTATTGCGACACAGATCGACAAAAGGAAATGTTGACGGCCTATCTTGAACATGGAAGTCACAACAAAGCCGCCGTGGCGTTGGGCATCAATCTGCGAACGTTGCAACGAGCAATCAAAAGCATTGAGTTGAAGGCCGCCAAGAAAGGTTTTAGCCCGGCTCACGACATGACCCGTACTGTCCCGGAGGGCTTCCAGGTCAAGGGAGTCAGCACCTACTACAACAAGGAAGGCAAACCCACCGGCCAATGGGTCAAATCCAAGATCGACGATGAACTACAAGAAGAGTTCCGCCGGGCCGCGATGGAAGCGATGGGCGCTGAACTGCCCCGGCTGCCGAGCTTGGTGCTATCCAACCTTGCCCCGCTCAACACCGATCTGTGCAATGTCTACACGCTGACGGACAGCCACGTCGGGATGCTGGCCTGGCACAAAGAAGGTGGCGCCGATTGGGACTTGAAGATTGCGGAAAAGACGCTGGTGGAGTGCTTTGAGCGCCTGGTCAGGGCCAGTCCGGACGCCGCAACTTGCGTAGTCGCGCAGCTTGGCGATTTCTTGCACTACGATTCGTTGAGCCCCGTCACGCCCACCAGCCATCACGTCTTGGACGCTGACGGCCGCTTCTCCAAAATGGTCAAGGTGGCGATTTTGATCTTGCGCAAGGTCATTGACATGGCGCTGCACAAGCACGAAAAGGTGATCGTCTTGATGGCCGAAGGCAACCACGACATGACCAGCAGCGTCTGGCTGCGCTACATGTTCAAGGCGCTGTACGAAAACGAGCCTCGCGTGCAAATGATCGACTCGGACTTGCCTTACTACACCTACCGGCATGGCGCAACCATGCTGGCCTGGCATCACGGGCACCTGAAAAAAATCGACACGTTGCCGCTGCTATTTGCTGCCCAATATCCTGAGGTCTGGGGCTTGACCAAAAAACGATATTGCCACGTTGGGCACCGGCACCACGTTGAAGAGAAAGAGCACAACGGCATGACTGTCATTCAGCATCCAACCCTGGCCGCACGGGATGCTTACGCTTCCCGGCACGGCTGGATTTCAGACCGCCAGATCACCAGCATCACTTATTCCTCGGTGCATGGGCAGATCGCCCGGAATACGGTGACGCCGGAGATGATTGCGAATTAAACGGCGGCTTCTTCTTCTTCAAAGCCTTCGCCTTCGTCCTCGCCCTCGACTTCATCGTCAAGGATTTCTTCGTAGTCGGACATCAGCGACTCCAGAAAATCTTGCAGATGGGTCAGGTTCAGTTCGTACTCGGACGAAATGGAGATGTTGACGTAATCGGTATTGACATTGATTTGCATATTGGCCTCACGAAATTAAACGCAGCGACATGCTGCATAAACATGATAAAGCAACTTTATGACAAACAAACAACCTGCTGAACCACTGTCGGTGGTGTATTCGATTAAACTGACGCAGAGCCAACGCATCCGGCTTTTGCAACTCGGTGGACCCAAGTGGATGCGCGAACAAATTGAGAAAACAAAACATGAACCCAAGCAGACCCAAAGTGAGCGCCAATGAAATTCAAGTGGCCGGCAGCCACTACAAGTCCAAGGCGATCCAGCCGTGGGACTACATCGCGGCCAACGACATTGGTTACTTTGAAGGCAACATCGTCAAGTACGTCAGCCGCTGGAAAGAAAAGGGCGGCGTGGATGATCTGCGCAAGGCCAGGCATTACCTGGACAAGCTGATCGAGTTGCAGACGCCCCCGGAACACCCTATAACAGACTGACCTCTGCTTCACGCCGGAGCGTCAAGCCACGCAACACCCGGCCGCCGGCCTTGTTCCATTTCATGAACTCGGCCGGCACCATCCCCCAATCGCCAGCATTGATTTTGCGCCGCAAGGTGCTGTTCTTGAGCGCCGTGCCGCCCAGGTTGTAAGCAAAGTCGATCACCGCCGCCAGGCGAGCCGGATCATTGACGCCAGGGCACAGCTTGATGACCTGGGGCAGATAGACATGGGCCACCATCCACAAAAGCAAACCTTCGGCCTGGTCCTTCGTAATTGCTGGATCGGTCAAAGTCACCGGGCGACCGTCTTCATAGTAGGTGTTGCCGTACCCAATGGTCGGCACTCCGGCCGGACACAGGTATGGACGGGCATAGAAGCCCTCAAAACGGCGAATCAGGGCCAGGGTAATGGGTAGGGCTTGCTCAATCACTTCCCGCGCTTCATGAGGCTTCTATCGGCCAGGTAGATGCCTAATGCGGCCCCGGTCACGGCCAGGGTGTCTTCACTGAGCACCATAACGCCAAATTCACCCAGCGTTATCATGATGATGGCCCATGTCGCCACGCCAGGACGGATGACTGCGTTCCAGGCATCGACCCAAGCAATGCCAATGGCCTTGGTGGTGCCTTTGACCGCCTCCAGCCAGCCTTGAGTCTCCAGTTCGCTGATTGCGGCCTCTGCCTGCACCTGGATCGTTTTGACGCCCAGGGCCGCTTGCACCTTAAGCGATTCAAGTTGCCGCTCATGTTGGCCTCGATCCAGTTCTGCCTGGAGATTCATCCGATCCAGTTCATGCTTGTGGTCTTGCGCCTTGGTGAGCCAGGAGCTAATTTCACCCCATAGCATCCGAAAAACGGAGCCGCCCAAAAAAGACAGAATGGAGGTAATCATTTGCGCCAGAACTGAACAAGGGAGAACACCAGCGCAGCCGCAGCCCAGACGCCGATCCCCCGGTTGACCCACTGATCGACCTTGCGATCCACCCGTTGCAAAGTGGCTTCATACGCGGCCACCTTTATTTCCACGGCTCCAATGCGTTCGCCCTGCGTTGCTTGGCGCTCCTCAAACAAGATCAGCTTGCCAACGGCGTCTGTTAGTTTGTCAACCTTGCTTTCCAGCCGTTTAAAATCGTCGTCGGTCATCATAGGCTCCAAATTAGGACTTCATTATAAATGCCAGCGCGTAGTACGGCGGCAAATTCGCATTGGTTCCGCTTGCGCCTGCTGCTGCACTAGATACGCTCATTCCAGTTGTGGCAGATGCTGTGCCTCCAGATGTCCCGGCATTAGTAAGAAAACCGCTACCGCCAGCAGTATTTCCTCCGCCATTGTTGTTGATTACAAATGCACCGCCGCCACTTGGGCCGTGCGAGTGTCCCGGATCGGTCAGCGTTGTCGTGTGCGAGTGCGAAACAACAATGGCATCGGCAGAACCGCCTGTCGCCGCTACACCATAAGACGATCCGGCGCCAATCACAAAGCGATTGGTCAAGTTGGGCGTGCCGTTGGCTCCGTTGCAAAGAAACCAGCCTGTCGGGATGGTGGCCACGCTGCCCGACCACATAATAATGCCGCCAGAGGGAACGGAATACACGGCTTGAGCCACGTCCAAGTTTGCCCTGGCGGTAATGGCGGTGGACGCGCCTGTGCCGCCATTGGCTACCGGCACGGCATTGACCAGCCCATCCGTGGCGTCCAGACGCCCTGATGTATCGAGATTGTTGGCGAGTTGCGAAAGGTTGTATGCCTGTGTCATTTAAGCTGCCCCTATGCGTGCAAAAGTTTGCTGATTGAAAAGAATGGAGTTTGCGCTGTAGGCAGTGGCTAACGTAAATCCGCTTGCGCTGGCCGTGTAATCATACCCCGAACCCTTTGTCAGCAGCACGCCATTTGCATACACTTCCATTGAAAGTGGATTGCTTGCAAAAAGATAAAGAACTTGACCTGCAACAGAATAAGCCGGAGTGTTGGCAATGTTGCTTGCTGGAACAGCCAAATTGTTTGGGCTAAACATTATGATAGAAAGCTTTCCAGTAACAGAAGCCGGAAATCCATCAAGCACATTGTTGGCCAAGTTGTAATCAATTTCACTGATCTGCGAGCCATTGACGTAAATCATTTCAAACCCATTGTGCAGCGTATAGTCTGTGGGCGAGAAAGTGGTGATCGCGGTAACGTCTTGGTCGTAGCGGGTAAAGGGCGAATAGCTAGAACCAGCCGTTCGATAACGATATACCGTGTTGCCGGCTGTGGCGCCTGCAATCGTGGTTGTGAAGGTAATAGTCTTGGTGGTCGTGTTGATTGTGCTGACCGTGTAAAGCGTTGGTGAGCCGGTGTTGACAAAGCTCAATTTATCGCCAGGCAGCACAGAGTTCCAAGGTGCGCTGTTATAGACAATCGAGCTTGCGCTGCTGGAAGCAATGGTGATATTCAGCGGCTCATAATATTCGCTGGTGCTAACGCCTCGCATGTAAATTATGACTACAGTTTCTCCGGCTGCACAAGCATCGGTGAACACAATGGTGGTGCTAGTTTCGCTGTACTCTGAAAGGTTTAGCAACACGCCATTGCGGAACACCAAAACCCAACCAACTGTATGTGTCAAGCTAAACGATGTTTGCCCATCAGTTGCCGAAAACACGGTTTCGGTATAGTAGAAATTGTCTTCTTCTGTAAAGCCCACAACTCGACCATAAATGTCAATAGTCAATGTAGCGGCTGCAAAATTTTTGGTATAAACACCAGCGCCAAAATTCAGAAAGTCGTGCAAATTGACTTTCATTGTTCCGTCAACATTATTTGTGACAGCTAAAAAACCATCATTCAAATTGTTTCCGGTGCCGCCAGAAACAATGGTTTGGCCGGTTCTTGCATCCAGGTCAATAAAGGTTTGAAGCCCTGTTTGCGGGTCTTTGGCCGCCGACCACAAGTTTGCATCGTAAAGAGATGCGTTGTCAGGAACAAAAGCTCCGCCCAAATTAAAATAACCAGCGGTGCCAACATTAAAACTAAATTTGCGATTTGTTCGGTTGGCATACAGCAAATAATTGCTAGAGCCAAAACCTGATGGGGTGGCGTACCAAGTATAAAGCGCAGGGTTTGTGCCGCCGTTGGCAACGGTGTTGTTGAATACCCCGTAATAGGCTTTGTTGCGCGGCGAATAGCTAAAACCCGAGGTGCCCGTAGCATTATCGGCATACGCGACTGCAATCCAACGCTCGACATATTGAAAAGTCGTCGGGCGCCATTGAACTATAGCTGATGCAGCAGAGAAGGCGCTTTTGCCCAGGCTGTTGACCATGCGGACAAAGAAATACCAGTCACCTGTTTGCAGTCCGGTCACGGCCACGGTGCCCATTGACAAGCCAGGCACATATGGGCTTCCGTTGGGGTTAATTGCTGTTGTTCCGGCAAAAATCAATTGATCTTGGGTTGGACTGGCGTATGCCGAGTAATACAACTCCGCGTATTGAATGGTCCCAGAAGACGATGCCGTCACGGCCATCAGGAAAGATGGCGTAGCGGCTCCAGGCTGCGATCCGGTGATGCTGGGAGGGCTCAGGGTGCCAAACGCTAATGGCGAGCCTATGCCGCTGTTTGGCGCCGTGACAAACTGCGTGATGTCGATGTCGTCATACACCGTGGGATTGAATTCCAGAACAGTCAGCGATACGCTGATCGTGCCATCGTCGCCAAAGTTTTCGACCACCTGATTGATGCGGAATAACTTGGAAGACCACCCGTAATTTGTATTGGTGATGGTCACGATGTCGCCGGCCTGCAATGTGAGGCCGACATAGTTGATGGTGAACTTGATAATCAAGTCTTCTCGACCAGATTTCAAAAAGCGATTGGCCAGGTATTGAGCGCGAACACCATTGTTGACCAGCGGCAAAGCAATTGATTGCTTGTTGGTCGGCTCGTTGGGATACATCAGGGATGGATTGATGACCGCCAGGTTAAATGTGGCAGTGGAGAACGCATCTCGATCCGAGCCATCAGGGTATTTGACCTCGGCAATGTTAAATGAGCTTGCAATGTCTGTTGGCGTGATCTGAAAAGCCGAGATGATGTTGGAGTCATTCAGCGCCAGCGCAACGGTGTATGTCGGTGACTGCACGACCACACCCCATAAGCCGGTTATCTCGTTATATCGAATCAAGCAATCGCAGCAACTGGCCATCAATTGCATGTTGTTCATGATGGTCTGGTTGGTATCCAAAGCCCCATCAAACTTAAATCTCGCTTGAGAATATGCGCCACCGTTAAAATAAAATGCCTGAGCACAATAGTCGTTAAGTGCGCTCAGGCTAAATGAATCAATGTTGCTGGTTGGAATTGCTGCGCCATAGCGCGTGGAAGACAAGTAATCGTAAAAGCAGTCGCCAGGAGCAGAGCGTGAGTTGGTGATCTGAAAGCTGGTTTGCTGGATGCCGGTCAGATTGGCATTTTGATTGTAGGAAATCTTCACAATCGCAAAGGCGCAATTGCTCATCAGCTTTGTGTTATCCCACTGGTAAGTGAGATTGACATCTTGCATTACCTCAATTGCTGATCTTGAGGTGTTGGAGCCTGACGATGCAGCCGATCCGTTGCGATACAAATAAATAAACAAATTGCCATTGACCGTGGAGTCGATCAGGCCAGTTGATTCGTCTTTTAATCCCGTAACCTTTGTCAGATCAGTCGAGTCAAAAATGCACAGCTTGCCGCCAAAGTACACCTTGCCAAATGTGATGGTGTCGGGCGTGCCGCCGGTTTCGGTGTTGGTGACTTCTGCCAGCGTCAGCACATAGTAAAGCTGCTGATTGTTGCTTGTGATGCTCAGGTCCGTAACCATGCCGCCGACATAGGCGCTGCCGTAAATCACTGGCACTTTGTTAGAGCCGGCTGGGGGCAACTGGACTCGATTGCCTGGGTTGGCTGAATTGATGTTGGCGTTGTCGATGTTGGGCGCAAATGCTTTGCTCACAATCATTGAGGCCACGATGTTGATGGCAAATGAAGCAACTGCCAATCCTGTTGCGCCCAATGCGGCCGCAGCAGCAATCATGCCGCCCTCAAATATTGCCCCGAGAATGATTGACGCTGGCATTTATATAACCCAGAATTCTTCTAGTTTCGTGAAACCAAACCTGCCATATTTCAGGTCTGGGCTATTGGCCATCTTGCTGACAAAGAACGCAGCAATGCGTCCTTGCTTTTTAAGCTCTGCTCCGCGCGTGACGTATTCTTTCAAGAGCCTGTAAGCCGCTGTGCCGCCTCGCGCCTCCGGGTTGACCCAATAGGCCATCTCCGTCATGACCAGGTGCCGTGGGCTCCATGCGCTCGGGCTGATGCCTGCCATCAACATGCCGTTGATTTTATCAGTTTCCGACACAAGCAGAAGGCCGCGCCCCGCCATTATCTCCGCCAAGACGCCAGCAATGTAATCGGCGTCATCTGCTTCGCTCAAAAATGCCAATGGGGTTTGATTCCGATATTGCCGCAGCATGTCCAGGATTGCCGGCACATCAAACTGATTGGCGTCCCGGATCATGTCGAGGTCTTTCCGAAGGCGTAGTTGATGGTCGAGATGAAATTCACCCGGTTCATCGACGTGTCGGTAGAGTTGACCGCTTTCCAGGCGGCATCATTGGTGTACCGACCCGAGTTTCGATTCTGCAAGATCAGTTGGAAGCTGCTGGCGCTGATTGTGATGGCGCCGGCAAAAGATCGCGCTTCTTCCATCCACTCTTCTGAAATCGAGAACGTGTTGACATAGCCCGAGAAATATTTATAGAGGCCAGTGCCGCTGGCCGTAACCAGTTGATTCTGAGAATTGAAGAACCCATGCCAAAGTTCTATTTTGGAGCCTTTGATTTTCTCGGACAGGACAAGCCCAAGCATGGCCGTATCAATGCCCACCAGCGTAATGGTGGTCTCGTTGGCGGTGCTCTTGATGTCACGTTGTGCCCCGCCGACCTTTATAAGCTGCCCAAGCGCCGTAAATGGGTCGGTCGATACCGAGGGCACGGTAATGGCAAACGGAGCCGTAGAGAACAGATAAACCCCATTGCTGGTGGTCAGCCGGAAGAAGTCGGCGTAGCGGAGAGTTGGGCCAGAAAGAGAGAAATTTCCTGCAAAATTTATGGTGGCCGAGTTTCCAGCAAGAACGTACTCGCCTTTCTCAGCTATCAACAGTTTATTTGCAGCCTTGACAATGGTGGCCGATTTGCCGCTGACCGAATAATTGCCGCTTCCAGCATAAAGAATTCGTGGGGCAATACTAAAAATCCAGCCCGAATTGTTACCGCTATCAATGTTGTGAGTCTTGTCCGAAGAACTGAAAAATACGACATTTTGCCCAGCGACTGAATAAAAACCGCTAGAGGCGCGAAGAATCCTATTTGGAAAACCGAATGATGCGTCTTGACCGGAAAGCGCATAAATGCCGCTGCCAGCATATAAAACTTTTTTTGGCTTGGCAAAGGTGACTGATTTGCCATTAACCGCATAAACGCCGGCACCTGCCTGTATCTCCCTGGTGGCCGCCGCCTTGACTAAAGTTGCTGAATTGCCAGCAACCGAATAATTGCCACTGCTGACGACCAGAAACCTGGGCGGATTAAAAAAGTTCCACCCAGAGTTATTTCCACCATTTACATTGCCGTTGGTAGCCATATTTTACGGCGCTGCGTACCAAGTGTTTGCTGGGCTTGCATTGGAGTAACTGATGTTGCAGTATCCAACTTGCACAAGACCTCCGCCTGATTTGACCAGATTGTGTTGTGCGGCAGTCGGGCTGCTAATTGTCACCAAATTTCCCGAAGCACCCTGCAAAGAGAAATTGCCAAATGTGTTAGTGCTGCCGGCTGTAAAAAGAACTGAGCAAGGATACCCCGTATTGGTGATGTTGGCAAAAGTGTTGTTTCCAACAATTGTCAAGTCTCCAATCGCGTACGGATCGCCGGAGCCTGTCTGGTTTATTACATTGTACGTTTTACCGCCGCCAATAAAAGTTTTGGCTACGTCGCTTGTCAAACTAAGCGTAGAGGTGCCGCAGTTTAGCGTTAAACCTGTAGCGTCCGTAATGTCCCAAACTGTTCCAGAACCTGTAAGCGTCCAGGTGCCTGACCCCATCGTTATGGTTCTGGTGTTTGCGTTGCTGCTAAAAAAACCGTTAGCAGTGACGTTGTAATTGTTGGCATTAAAGCCCGAGTTGGAAGTTATATTTCCACCGACATTTGTATTTCCAGTAAGAGTAATATTTTGACTGGATGTCAAAGAAGTAATAAATGAGCAATTGACATTGCATGGTGCGTTTATGACCGATACGTTTGTGCCAATAAACCCAGACAAAGTTGTAGTTCCGCTTGGTGATCCTGATCCAATCTGCAAAGTTGTGGTTGGGCTGTAACTTGTTTCAGATGATCTGCCATTCAGAACTTGCAAATCTTGTTTAATTCCAACGGTTGATGCACCGCCCAAGCCAAGATACCCCAGATAATCCGAAGTGGCAAAAATAGATTTCCAGACTTGATCTGCAAGTGGGCAAGAAACACTGCTGTAATATGTTCCGCCGGTCACATATAAAGTACACCAGTAATCTGATTGACCAACCAAGTTGCCATTGGGCATAGTGCCAACGGTTCTGCCACTTGTTGCGGCTGTATTGGATATGTCAAAAATTGCATTGCCAACAACAGTCAATTGGCCGGTGTTGGTTTTTCCCGAAAGATTAAGCACGGTGATGCCGTCACCAGTCAGGTAAATCCGAGAGCCAGAACCAAACGTCAGGGTTCGATTGGTTGTCGCACCGCTGCAAACAAAGCCGCCGCAAGTCAGGCTATACGTCCCTAAATTTAATGACCCTTGGGTCATTGTTATCAACTTGCCAGTGGCAAGGGCTGACGCGCTACCCAGCGTCCATGAACCACCAACTCCATTCAAAGTCATGGAGCAAGCCATCACCACTCCATTTGTCGATATGGTGTTGCCGGATGCTGTGGACGTAAATGTCTGCGTGCCGGTGGCGTTCCAAACAGTGCCAGATGCAACCGATAAAGAACCGCTAATGCTTTGCGTTCCAGTGCCTGTAAACGTAAGTCCGCCAACTGGCACGGCAGAAACCGTCAGGTTGACAACAGTTGTGGCCGCTGTTGTGACTGTCGTTGGTACAGAAGCACTGCTGAACCCCGAGTTGGCATCAAAAATCGCATTGTCGGCAGAGGTCGGGGCAGATGAGGCAACTGCTCCGGCCATGTAAATGCCGGGCGCTGAGGATACGGTTCCTGATGCACTTGTGGTGTAAGTGCCTGTGCCACCAGTTCCGGTGCCCAGAGCAGTAATTGTGCCCATGCTGACGCCAGTGTCAGATCGGTATATTGTCTGGCCAACAGCAAGCGTGCCGCGAACAACAGAAGTCACCGTCAGCACGGCGGCAAGCCTATACCCCACAAACTCGACCGCACCCGAACTGTCAGACCATTTGGACGCAGTGCCCCATGCTCCGGTTCCGCCAACCCAATATTTGTCTGCCATGACTACGCCCTGTTATGACGCCGTGAACACGCCATTAACCGAGTCCAATGTCACCGTGACAGTCTCCGAAGCGGCAACCGTCTGGGACGAACCATAGTCCCAATATGCAACAGGAACGTTCTGCGTGACATTCCACAAAATAGCATACCGAAAAGTAAATCCAGAGCCACTGCCGGTCCATTGGCTGGGGCTGTTCAAAATCAACTTAAATGTGCCTCCAGTTTGTGTCGCAGAAAACACAGTGGCCGCATTGCCGCCTGCCGTGTAGCCGCCGCTTGTTGGAAGGTCGGTGGTGCCTGCGGTGAAAGTCGTATCCGCCGCATTGACGCTGGCGGCCAAAGCAACTTTCCAAGTGTCTGTTTGACAATTTATCGCCTCAAGCAGTGGCTCAATGGCTGCGGTGTATCTGTTGTAGGCTGACGGCATATAAAACTCCTATCTGTAATTGGGCTAAATCACCCATTCCATTGCTGAAAATTTGCCTTCCCACGAAATGAAACTGTCATTCGTGATGGGCACCAAAGTATAGGTTGGGTATTCTCGCACGATCACCGGGAAAGTCACCCCGGTGTAAGTCACGCCGCCCAGGGCAACGGTCGTGCCATACTGGCCGATCACCGCGCCAATAGCGGCTGCCAGGGTCGTCATCAGCGGCCGATGCACCGGCACATCCACCGTGGAGCCGCCGCCGCGCTGCACCGAAGCCGTGGCAATGTAGGCGTACCGGCCAAGCTGAATGAAGTCTCCCACCTTGACGACATAGGCCGAGGCAGAGATTGACGGCAGGTTGGTCAGGGTAATTGTCTGGCCGGTGGAGGCGGATGAAATCTGCACTGCCGCCGCCTGAACTGCCGTCATGTCGCCCTGGTATGCGATGTAGTTCAGCCAGCCTGTCGAGCCCAGATTCAGGTATTGCTCCGCGATCCGGTCTGCCTGGCGCAGCGCAGACAGCACGCCACGATTCTGCGAATACAGCAGATAGTTCATGGGCTTCAACGAGAACAGAAACGGCTGCACCGTCAGAATCTCGGACACGCTCAGACGCAAATTGCGGGACAGCATCTGCCCGGCAAATTTGTGGTCGTTGATCGTCAGCGACTCAGAGATTGACAGTATGGTTTGCAAACTCATGATTGCCTTATCTTGACATTGGAACGCTGCGATTGGCCGACTGGTATGCCGCCCACACCGACTGCTTGTTCTTGGCCAGGAACTGAAGCCCCGATTGCGTGTCGATGGCGCTCATACTGGCAATGTACGGCCCATTATAGTTGATTGTCGGGCCAGATTGGCTTTCACCAAGCATGTGGTTTGGCACGATTGTGCCAGCCGTCTTGGGCACAAACAACTCCGGCCCATTCTCGCCGACCATTGACATTTTCCCAACCGGCGGATCGCCGCCATCTGCAAAGCCTGGAACCGGAGTCCAGGGTATGTCAACCACCGGGGCAGGCGCCTGGGAAGACGACCCAAACATTCCCATGATGCCTTTTCCGCCGGTCAGCATATCCCACAAGCCCAAAGCCTGCTTTCTAAGCTGTATCTTGAACAAGTCCTTCAAAATGCTTTCGGTCATTTTGCTGAACGAGGTCGTACCTTTCTCAACCAATTCATCAATGGCCGAACCCATGTTGCTCCAGACGGCATTATTAACATCCTCCAAGTATTTCAACTTGTCAGCCAATTCGATGTTTAATTCTCCGTCGCGTTTTTTGGCCTCGGCCATAGCGTTCATGGCTTTCAGCGCTTCAGGATTGTCCCCGTACTGCTTTTCATTGTTCAGGATGTCTTCTTGATATTTGGCCTCTAGCTCGGCCAGTTTGACTTGGCGCTCACTCCAGCCAACCATTTTAATTTTTGCATTAAGCCTATCTTTTTCTTCTGAATTAGTCGTTTCAGCTTTGCGATAATATTCAACGTCATCCATCAACCGTTGTAATTTATCTTTGCGCTCCTCATCTTCAAGTTTTTTGCGCTCATCCCTTTCAGCTTCTGCGGCTTCAATGGCTTTTACCAGCCGCTTTTGCCTAAAGTCTTCTAGTTTCTTTTCCGATTGCTGAACCTCTAAAGCAAGTTCTTTAAGATAAATGTCTCGACGTAACCCAGCATTGTTTTTGTCTTTGTCCTGAATGTCTCGCAAATAGTCCACCAGCAGCGCACGCTGTTTTTCTTGAGACTCAACGTGAATCTTGTTTTCTTCGTCAGAATTGTTTTTGAGATGATCGTATTTCAGAGCATCAACAGCATCTTCGTATTTTTGTTTAAGACCTAATGCGTGCTTATAACCACCATCATCAGCGTAAATGTCTATCTTCTTTTTTTGCCCCTCAATTTTTTTGGCCTCATCTTGAGCTTTGACCAAAGTTGCAATAATTTTTGCTTTGTCATCTTGCAATTTTTTATAAAACCTTTGTGCAGGGTCTTCTTTGCCAGATGCGGGATCAAAAATACTTTGTGGAAGGCCTTTACTTTCTATTTCGTTAATGTCTAACTGAATTTTTCTTAGCTGCTCGACCGGAGAATCTTGCTTGCCCCAATTCATGGCGGCATCCCAGAATTCGCTCCATTTTTTCTTGGTCACATCCAGGGCCGTATCCAAATACCCAAGCTCTGTTTTGGTCTTGTCAAAACTTTTCTTTAGTAAATCAGCAGTCAAAGCAATGGATTCTTGTTTCTTCCCCTGACGATCCAGCGCCTCAATTTGCTTGTATTGCGCGAGCGTCAAGAAGTTGTATTGATCGTTGAGTTTTTTGGCGCTTGATGCAGAGCCATCCAGCATTGGGATGAGTTTGTCTGCGGCATCTTTGGCCGACAATCCACTCAATTCAGAAAAACGCTGAATGGTTTTGGAAACCGAGTCAAAGGTTTGATTGGTAAACTGGCCCGAGCCAATCATTGCGTTCAAAATGTCTTTGGCGTCACCAATACTTGCGCGGGAGGTGGTGCTGATGGTTTGAGCCATCAGTGCAAAACTGTCCGTCGTAACGCCAGAATACTGGCCGGTCAGAATCAAGGAATTGTTGAGTGCATCGAATTCTCGTCGGCCCATGACGGCCGCAGTAGCAGCAATGCCCAGAGCCGCCGCCAACGCAACCAGTGCCCCGGTTGGCGAAAGAACCAGCGGCGTCAGCACCCGGAACATGTTGCCCAGGCCGCCCATCTGATCCTTCAACTGACCACCCTGCTGGATGGCGGCGATCATGATATTTTGACCGGAGGCGATCTGCGTGAAGAAGTCGGTGGTCTGGTAAGCCAAGCCCTGCTTTTGCCATGCTGTGAGGCCACCAGCGGCCTTGTGGGCGCTTGCAGCCACTCGGTCATAGGCAGCGGCCTGCGCAAGCAGTTGGGCCTTTACATCGGCTCCTGCACCCTGGAGGCGCCCAGACTGAATTTCGCGCTCAATGATCTGGACCTTGGTCAAGGTCTTGCCATAGTCTTCCGTGGCGTTCTTGAGGCTTTGTAGTTCCGCCAAACCGGCCTGGTTCTGGCGTTGAACCTGGTTTGCTGCCGCCGTTACCTCGGCTTCATGCTTGGCCGCCGCAGCCACCTTGTCGTAGGCAGCAGCTTGCTCCAAAAGCCTGGCCTTGTTCTCATCCGAGAACCCGGCAAACCGGCCACCCGATTCCATGTCTCGACGCAGAGCGGCGACCTTGGTCAGTGTCTGGCCATAATCTTCGGTAGCAAATTGCAAAGCCTTGATTTGCTGAATGGCCAATTGCTCTTGCTGTGCCACCACCTTAGCATCATCAGCGATCTTGGCTTGCTTGGCTGCGGCCTCTGCCACGGCATCGTATGCAACAGCCTGCGCCATCAACTGAGTCTTCAAGTCGGCAGACGCCAGGCGGAAGCGGCCTGTGCTGATTTCTCGCTCAATAATCTGAACCTTGGTCAAGGTCTTGCCATAATCGTCGGTCGCATTTTTCAGCGCGACAATTTCGCCGGCCGCAGCATTGCTTTCGCGCTTGATGGCCTGCCCGAGCTTGCGGTTGTCTCCAATAGCCTTGTCAATGGAGGCGGTAAACTCTGCCGTATCCAAACCAAGGACTACACCCAGCCGAGCGATATTATTGGATGCCATTATTTCTTCCTTCTCTTGGACAATTTGATCGCATACGCCGGAATAATCTCAGACAGCCTTTGCTTGAAAATCGATAAGACTGTTTCCGCGTTGCTGTCCAGCGCCGGGCGCAAAAATGGACGTGCCACCATTTTACTTGTTCCAAACTCATTTGCCAGCGACACCGCGCTGCGCTTGACTGACACCACGGCAATGGCCGCATCGGTGGGGTTCACAAAGCCGGATTGGCGGTCTTTTTCATTGGGGATGCGGAAGTCCGTGCGGATCGTGTCGCGCATGTGGATGCCGTCAATATTTTGCTCGTCGTAGGCAGCCATTGTCCTAGCAGCTTGCTCTACTGGCGCCATCGCCTCATTGGCTGCCAGGGCCAGCGTGCGCCTGGCCACCGTGTCCGCACGAAACCCCTCGGCAAGAGCCTTCAACTGGTCTTCAAACTCAGAGAAGCCCTCTAGCTGAATCGTCCTATTGTTCGGGGTGTAGTCGGCCACTTCATGCTTTCAAGTGCTCTTTCGATTCAGGTCTTGAGAGCATGAACGAAAGCAACTGATTTTGAACCTGCTCTTTCTTATCCTCATCGCTCAACGGAGGAATGATGTATTCATGCGCTGATGGCAGCACATCTTTTATTGTATATGGCGATGATGTTTGACGGAGCTTTGAGTTCAAGTTGCCCGTGGTCAAGCAGCTTAACGCCAGCAAGATGGCTTTGTTGCCAATAAAGCCATCACTCAACAGGATTTCAATATTCCTGAAATCCTCGGAGTTGATTTCATCAGGACACCCACCATGCGCCAGGATATACGCCCTGGCCTGGAGGCGAATGTCCTGAATTAGTTTTTTCGGGCGTCCTTGTAGCCTGGCTGAATGGCCAAAGAAATTGCGTCGAGCAATTCCATCTGAACTTGCGTCGGCCATTCGGCCTC